CCACCAAATGGACACATGAGGATTGATATAGTCGCCTTTAAGAATGTCCATCAATTCCATTTTGATTGTATCACCGGCACCATTACGAACAGTACCTTCTGAACTGATCGCAACAATGAGATAGTCATTTACCTTAGATGCACCCTGTTCGATCGCTCCGATTACATCTTCTCGAATGTCGCCAGAAAGCCACTCATCCACTGTCGCTACTTTAAGCTGAAGACCCTGAAGCTTGTCGATTCGCATTGGTCGAATTTCGAGAAGCGATCCAGTAAGGAAATTTTCAATTCCTTTCTTGGTGGATGCCAATTTCATTCGATTTGCTTTCGATCCGGTAGTATTCTGCAATGATCCTTCTGTTAGGAACTTATAGAAAGGTCCTCTTGATCTGGTAATAGCCGTTCGAATCGGTGACAATACCTCTTCTGCCTGCTTCATCGTAGGAGCTGTGGTTATCTGATGCGTCGTTGTGACGTCCACATTTAAGAAGAAATTCTGCAAGCATGAACCATACATTGACTTTGCAGCACCTCTGGCCACTATGAGATATTGCTTATTAACCAACCTTTTTCGAATAGACTTCGTGACGTAATGCCCTCCATGTCCATCTTCATATGGCTCATATACACTTCTCTCAACGAAATAGTACCAACCGAAAATCTGCTCAGCCCAAACCTTAAATGTATCAAGCAGCTTCAAATCTGAACCGTCAGTTAAAGTAAGCTCATTCTCACAATAGCTGATAAAGCCCTCTACCGCTTGATCGTCGTAATAAATTCCCGGATTTGCGATGAGGTCATCGATTCGATTCATTTCCATCTCGATCTCTCTACATACCGGAATTTCGCCACGAATTACGGCATCACGAAACATGCCGTAGTATTTCGGGACGGCAGTGTTCGATAACGCCATTATTTTATTCTCCTACTTCTTTTTATTCGGGTTTGCAGCGATATACTGTGCAGCCTCTTTAATGTTGAATTCCTTTGTCATTGCGGTCTTAACGGCATAGGTCATTGCGCCGGCCGCGGCCATAGTCAACGCTTTCTTTCCCGACGCAGAAAGAATTTCTGAAACATACTTTCTACCAGGTGCGATGTCATCTTCAGTAAGATTCTTGAACTCACGTTCCAATTTAAGTCTCTCAATCCTCTTCTTCAAATCAGCATCGGACATTGTTCGCCGATTCTTAACGGCAGCCTTGCGTGCTGATACATCATTCTTATCATCAGAAGACTTGTGGGAATGCCCCCTGGCTCTATCAAGCTGTGCCTCGGGCCTTCGAACTCCCCATTTCATTCCAAGAATTCCATGATGTGCTAAATAGGTGTTATTCATTTTGAATCTCCCTCCTTTGCGATGTAGCTGGTAACACCACCGCTACTGGTAATACGGAACTTCGTGAATAACAAGGTCCTCACTAAGAACTTTTCCAGATGTATCCAAAGTTTGAGTCTGATGGGCCTTTGGTGTAACTTCGTACGATCCAGAATAACGCTCAGGCTCATCCGGATCGGTGTCATCGTTTTCCGCAGCAACATTTAGACGCCATTCATACTCGCTGATTTGTGTTTTATAACACTCTAATACTGCCGAACTAATCGGCGGATCGAAAAGAAGTTTGACCTTCAAATGCATATAAGATTTGACAAGCATGTATTTATATTCATCAGAAATGAAATCTTTCCATGTTGCATTCTTATCTTCGATCATGAAACCTTTTGACGGACCGACACCAAGCTGTGTAAGAATCGAGAACACAGAATTGATGTGCATGATCAAATCCGCATCGAAATGTTCATACTCCTCTGCGATTCCGAGTAATTTCTTGATTGATGTCAGTACACTATCTGTAATATTCATGATCGCACCTCCATCTAGCAGAGTTTTATAAACTCGCTCATGCAATACCCGCTGATTCCATCTCCGGTCTTGACTTTATAAAAACCGGAAATAGACTTATCATCGCAAATTGTTACAACTGTATCCGAGCCGATGATTCCTAATGATCTGGATGTCTGCGTCGGATCTTTGCGAATATTCAAATTCATACAATTTACCACCACCCCAGTAAGTGGCTTTTTATTTTCATCCATGTTAATTCCCTCCTAATGCCGCCATGGGCAGGTGTCATTTTTTTGTCGTTCATTCGGAACTGTTAAAAGTAGTTTCTCATCTCCATAATGTATAGCATTGTGAGTTGACAGAGTTGTCGTGATTAAATACTCTGGGTTAAGGACCAGATCAGTTCGCAACAGTATGTCCTGCTGCCTTATTGGATTCATATGATGAATAAGAATCTTTCCATGAATCTCGTAACCGTCCACCCCAAGATCGCATCCGTTATCTCGAATGATGATTTTTCTCCGAATATCCTTCCATTCTTTAGAATTGTAAAATATCTGATTAAGATATCGATCAAATCCGAACGTTTCTTCTCCAACTACTCCATCCAATCGAAGATATTCGTATCGTTCTTTAAAAGTTAAAAGCTGTGATAGTTCTGAATAGCATTTACGCATCGTCCACCTCATCCCCATGACCACTATAACCACGAAACGCTTTTAATGCATCTGCATAAAGCTTTTCTGAATTTTCAATGGATTTCAGATTTTGAGTTTTTGCTTCTATCAGTTCTTTTTGCTTCTCTAAAATCTCTTTTTCGATTTTTTCCTTTGTGGAACCAAGCTTTAAATAGTGAGTAATCACCTGCGATGATGCTGTCCCCTCTCGCAACTGCTTTTCTGCTAAATCAACAGCAAGAGAAACAAGCTGATTTTCTCTTGCTTCTGGTGTTAATGCTGGACGCATCATCCTAGAAGACTCTGATTGCTTTACTTTCCTCAAAGTTGATGCCTCCTTTCGATAAGTTGTTTATCTATTACTTATTACTTTATTAACACTTTTCCAGTATTTAAAAGGACCTACAAATCACGATAATGCTACTCAACGAAAGGAGAACAAACTCTGAGATGATCCCACAGAAATCACCGCAAATATCATGAATCATAGACCCTTGTAAATACTGGAACCGTAAAAGGCTCTCCAAAAACACCCTCCGGGGAAATTTCAAAGACCGCCGCGATATGGGTGGGGGTATGTTTTTTAGACACCCCCCTATACCCCATTTTACTTATCTGGTGACGGTTTTCGGCTTTTGTTTGCCGATAAAATTCATTTTCAAGAAACTTTTTCTTTTGTTTCTGATTTTCGTGTAACCTTTCGATAGATGTTCTGGAAATCGAAACGAATTATCTCATCAATAGCTCTTTCAACTTCGCAATTATTCTCTTCATCTGATAACTGATCGGATGTTCTTGCAATGCGACCAAGATAAGCTGTTGTGTGATAACCTTTTTCCTCATCGAACATGAACCATTGAGTGAACTGTTCGAATGGATCATAAGGATTATCAAAAGTTGTGAGTGCAAATCTCATCTTACTTAGTTCACTCCTTTCCATTAAGATATATCTTTATGCTCTGTTCCAGGAGGACAAATAACTTTAATGTTGGTCTGCTTACCTGGATTCGTAACCTGTGGAACGCCTCCGCCATAAATCGGATATCCTTCTAACTCAAGCATATATAGAGCCTGATTAAGTTTTTCCTTTGAAACACCTAATTCACGCTCAACACCGGTTCCAACATCAATCATTCCTTTTTCTTCGATCAACTTTCTCAAAATATCAGCTGTTGCTTTTGCCTGATTCATTCTTGTTTCCGAAGACTCATTAAGCAATGAGCGAACAGAAGAGTCGTTTGAGAATCCCATCTTAGCTGCTATTTCATTTAAACTATAACCTTTTTCGCGAAGCCCCTTTGCGGTGGCAACCTGAAGTGCTCTTCGTTCATCTTTAGCAAGGCTCATCTGGGTTCGAAGCTGTGTGGTTGTTAAACCCATATTTTTTGCGATGTCTATTTCGCTCATTCCGGATTTTTTTAATTCCTGAACTCTGCTCAGAAAGTCACCGCTATGCTGATATGGATTTTCTCCAGAACCATAAGGGTAACGTCCAGAACGTCGTGGCATACCATAATGCATTAAAATATCTTCCACAATAGGATTCATCGATTACCCCTCCTGTTCTTTGATTTTTTTGATTACTTTGTCGAAAGTAATAATGCTATCCATAATTGGAGCAATATCTTCTGCCGTTGGATTGTGATAGAGAATTTCATTATTCTGATAAATTCTCAATTCCATTTCAATATCTCCAGGCTTAACTCTATACTCCAAACAGAAAAGAGCCGCATAGATTTCAAGCTGCTCCATATGTGCTGGGATTTTTCCAGTCTTTAAATCATGAATTCTTAAAAAGTTATTCCGAAACAAAATAGCATCGGCTGTTCCAAAACAATTATCTGAATAATACAGAATCTGTTCCGGTGTCATTTTAAACCCGATTGCATCATTCACATACATGTTTAATGTTTTCTGAGATTTCGGAAGTTTCTGTCCAAGTGTTATGCATTGTGCGGCAAACGCATGAAGCATGGTTCCTTTTTGAGTGGCAAGAAAATTTCTATATGCGTCTGCAACTTTATCTTCGCTATAATTTATCCAGTGAAATTTACTGGCACCAAGAAAGGCGTGTTGTCCTTCAAGGTTCGAATGATTGTTGAAGTTCATCCATTACCTCCTCTTTATTTTCCGGACATATGAATCTTGAAAATGACATCTGATTCATACGATCCACATAATATTCTTGATTCGGCTGCTTCTTTGCATTCGCACTTTTTTTACATTCTAAGGAAGCCCATTTATCTTTATGAAGAACAAGTAAATCTGGAATTCCCTGAATATAAGTCGGGTCGTTTTTCATAACAATACAACCTGGAAACCTTGCTTTCAGTTCTTTAATCAGATTTGCCTGGAACTTATTTTCCAACATAAATAGAACCTCCCTTTAATTTTTATAAAATGCAAAAGAGAATGCGACATTTAATAAAATGCCTATTTATCCTCTCTCTTCATAAAAGGGAATGTTTTTTTCGCGTGCAAAAAAGAGCATAAAAAAAGACAGAGACACGATTAAGCATCTCTGTCAAAATATGTAGTTATCAGCTGTTGTTTCTCAAATATCGGATCAATATCCAAATCAGCCACAGTCCCCCTGTGCATAATGTCAAAATGACATCAAGAATCAAACCGGCTGTACTACGTTTTTTCTTTCCGCCTTTACTCATCTGTTTCTTCTCCTTTCTCAATTTCTGCATTCTTTCGTTCTTTCTTAAATATCTTTCCAATTTCACTCTTAGCAGAATTTACGGTTTCTGAAACGCCCTCTTTCAAGCGTTCCTTCTTTTCCTGTTTTTCTATGGCTTTTTGTTCCTTAGCTTCTTGCTTAATACGAATACTGTCATCAAATATCTTTTGACTTTCTTCAATAACTTCCGCAGTTATGTATCTCAAACAAACAGTTGTTCCAACTTTTACCCTAACACCCTGCTTTGGATTCGAATCTATAACCTGGGTATCTTCACAATGGCGGTATTTAGGATCAGCCTCGCTCATCCTAATCTTGCTTTTAGAAACTTTTAATCCTCGTTCCGTCAATAACTCTTCTGCTTGTTCCAGATCTATTGGAAAACCTTTTCGATACAATTCAGGAATATCAACTTTAGCATCTTTCTTTTCCACCGAATTGTTTTGAGCATTGTCTATGGCTTTTTCAACTAAGGGCGTAATAGCCGTGATCAATCCACCAACTGCTCCGATTGCTCCTATAACTCCTGAAATATTTTTGTTTGATTTAGCTCCCATATAATTACCCCTTCCATACTCATGCATGAATTTAGGGCAAATAAAAAGTGCGCCCCAATTTTCAGAGACGCACCGAAAAAGTGCATCTCCCATTGTTGCCACACAATCTCTTCGCCGTTCAAGGGTACGAGTAAAAGAGAATACACTTTTTACCAAAGTTATTCCCTCGAACGCGATTTCAAATATTAGATTGTGTGGCTCCTATAGTATAGCATGAAGCAACCTAAATGGAAAGCAAATTGTTACGGTGTGTAGCTCTATGCAGCAATCATTTTTGCTCTTTTAGCCATGTCATCGTAGATCATCTTCGTGCCATCCGCCAAGTATACCACGATACTCATATAATTATACGGACGATAATCCTTAGCATCTTTCGATAATCTAGGATACACCGCTTTGAAATTGTTGAAAATATCTTTCCATGTAACTTTACGCTTTATATTCGTGAATATCACCTCTTTCTTGCTTCTGGTCAAAAACCCGCTTTTATTCGCTAATTACTATATATATTTAAACTTTCTATCATAATAGTTTTGTATTAAAAGTGGGAAAGTGGGCAGAAAGCCCGCAAACCCGCATAAATACTGGGTTTTTACTGGTCAAATCCGGGTTTTTAAAAGTGGGCAAAACCGGGCAAATGGCCAGAAATTTGACCAAAATTCATAAATTTTATCAAAATCTACACCAATTTTTCAGCTCTGGTCAAAAATATCCGGGTTCTGGTCAAATCCTAAAACCCAAAAGTGACCAGCTACTACAAAGATTTTTAACCTAAATTAGCTGAAACCAGTCAGAAATTCCTCCTCTGATATGGTAAATTTCGTCTTCCGACTGGCTTATAAGTGTACGTAGATATCGTAGAATCCGGCAAATGTCTGTGGGATTTACACTTCCAAACGATATGAATTTTCCCTTTCTCTTCACTCTGCTCGATTTGTCCTGAAACAGAATTCAACGCCTCCGCCAATTTTTTCAGTGGTTCCATAGCCTTAACCCAAGCTTCAGATAATGCTGCACATGCTTTCTGTAACTCTTCTACTGTCATAATCATATCTCCTTTACATCATAAACTCGACTTAATGATACCTTGGTAATAATTCCATCTTTTTGAACCATGGCATAATCGCCGCTCCAAAAACCGGTTCCGATTTGTAACAATTCGTATGTATCGGCATTTGCTTTACATCTACTGCAATCGTCAATCGCATTAAACATTTCCTGAGTTGCAACGCAAGCAGAACATGTTGAACGATCTGGTCTCACTTTACAGATTTTCATGCGATCACCTCCAAATCTTTCCCGTCTTCTTGTCCTTTAATACAATCCGCCCCTCAATATGAAAATCGGCGATCTCACAAAGCTGAAATAGCAGATTCAATAATTGATGAAAACGTGCGTCATCTTTGTCCTGGTTCTGCTCAGCATTTTTAATCGCTTCATAAGCTGTCGGATCATTGTAACCCTCTGCATTTTTTCTATCTTCCTTACTCATAATCCCTAATTAGGTTTTACCTCCTCAAATCTGACCCCACCATATTCCCAAAGGTCTTTTCTCAAAACATCCATATCCAATTCTCCGTTCTGCCATTTTTCAAAATATTCGAGAACATGTCCTGTGAATTCTGGAATTCGTTTGTAATAGGACTTTGTCCAATAATAATCCATCAATACTTCAAGAGGGAGAGTCAGCATGAGAATAGTAGCATCAGCTATTGCATCTTCCCTGGCTTTCTTTAATTCGTAATCGATTCTCTCCCGTACTAACGCATCCAACTGAGCTCTAGTGAGGTTATATGTAGCTGTCTTGGCTTTTACCTCACTCTTCTGTGCCCTTCTCCTTTCAGCTCGGCCCATAATACAGCCGCCTCCTTAATCCATAATACAGTTTTCTCTTACTACAAACAGCACAATGGCCAAAAACAAGGCAAATAAAAAGAACGTTACGTCCCATTCAATGGGGACTGTCAACGCTCCAAGTACAATGAATATCATTCCATAGATTTTGTTTTTAATTAAGTCTTTTCTCACCGTTTTTCTCCTCTGAGATTCCAAGCGAAACATCATGCATAGTAGGCATTGCACCAGCTTCTCTAAATTTGGAATATGCTTTTGCCGTAGCACAATGTTCGATGCATTTCATGATACGATCTACTAAAGAATATAAGCACACATAGCCAATAAGAAACATAATGATAAGCTGCATAACTGTAAAATTCATAAATTTAATCCTCCTTTTTATAACCGAACACATAGATATTGACAGTGTCCAAAATAGCCTCGTCGTTCTCAATTCCGGTAACCATCATTCCTAAAATCTTGTCGGAAAGGGTCTCGGCAATAAAGTCTTTCCTGAGCAAACAGATTTCGTCCTCTTTGCCCAACACAAGTCGAACGTCATTCCACTTTACAAGCGGCAAAATATCTTTTACTTTGACCATCCCGTTCATCTGCTTAATCCTCCGTTTTTCTTTTATAAATATAACCTTTGCTACTATTTCTAGCCGCTCCCTGTAAGGCGTTAATTGAATTGAGATCTAAACCGGATGAAGACATAATAATCTCAGAATACGGCAAAGATTCTATCCAATGACAGAAATCCACCCACTCATCAAGCTTATGTCCTCGACGGCTCTTATAAATATTTGCCAGCACCTCGTAATTCATCATGACATTACGAGTCTGATTATAGCTGCTCGGGAGAAGCTGAATCATTTGCCACCAAACTTGTTTGTCTTTTACATCATAATGTTCACCTCTATATTCGCCGCCTTCCAAATATAAAGTTCTAGCCGTATTTAAAATATCAATAATTTCCCATAAAGTACTTGTTCCGATACGATTAAGATGCTCACAACTGAAATCCTCCAGTGTAAACTCTTTATCCTGGATTTTATGCATCGTACTACAACTATTAACGACTGCCCCAACCTTGTAAGTATCAAATTCTTTCCACCAATATAAAGGTGCGGTAATTCTCACATACACTGGCATCATTCTCATAAACTTTCTATGGTCGGTACCAGTTTTGGATAATCTCTGCATAAGAGAGCGATCGTTATGCCCGAGAATATATTCGCCTCCTGACATATCATGCCATGACTCATACTTAATTTCGCTATCACTCTTCTCCCACGAATTCATAGGGTTCCGCATCCCTTCAATGATAAACTCCATCTGCTCCGGACTAGCCAGAACCACATGCTCTAATTTAATCATGATACACTTTTCCTCCACTTTTTAGAAATATGCATAATCGTTACTTAAACACTGATACGCAAAGAAACATTGGTTTTTAAATTCACACGCATTGCATTTCGGACTATTTTCAATAGTTATATCAATTATCTTTCCGACATGATTCTTATCTAGCGATTCATCCTTTTGTTCGACAGTCTTTGAGATAATTGGCCATTCTTGTAAGCTGCTTCAGAATATCTTTATCGTACATATCATGCGTCGACATTCTTCTCACCTTCTTTCGAAAATATGTAAAGAAAAGAAAGAGCCCTTGTTAGGACTCAATCTTTTCTTCTGTTCGATCTTTATAAATTTTAATCGCCGTGTTAAGATACCACATTGCGAGTAAGGTGGTTCCGATTCCTAAAGCGAACCCATGTTTCGTTCCGCTCCAATAGAATTCCTGATCCCTATTACTCCAAAAGGTATTCCAATATGGATTTTTATTCATAAAATCACTCCTTTCATAAAGAGCGGTGTAAATTACGCGTCCGTATCCTCTTCATATGGAACCTGCATAACATCTCCACCATGAACCGTGACCGACTGCATAAGCTGACCGGTTTCCTCGTCGAAGTAAATGTTATCCATGGCGTGATCCCACTCTTCGAACTGCTCAGCAATACTGCCAATGATGTGGGTTTCTGTGAATATGGCGTAGCCATGCCCTCTGATAATTCTGGACGACTTCATATGATCGATTATTTCCATAAAAATAAGCATCGTAAGCATCATACTCATCCGGGTCATCCTTGGATTTATCATGAGCAAATTCTGTATTCCATCCAGCCGTGATAGTTGTATCAACAACCCCTGGTAAATTTTCAGAAAGCCAGTCAAATCCTCTTTTTACATTGGCACGATGTCTATCTAAATATTGATCATATTGAAAGCTCATTTCAGACCCCCTTTCTTCGGCGTTACCAATTTTTCGTAAAGTTCTTTGGCTTCTTTTCCCTGAAACGCATTGATAATCTCTACTGACTGATTCATCCTTTTTCTCCCAACAATCAAACAGCCAATATCATCGTTATTTGAAAAATCTACACCGATTAAAATGCTATCTACCATTGTCAGCCTCCTTCCAATAAACAGGTTTTTCCGAGTTTGCATTCATAGGCTCCCCTAGACAGTCATTGCAAGGATCAAAATTTTCTTTTAAATCCTTATGCTCGCAGGTTTCGCAATAGGTTTCGAAATCAACCTCTTTGTAAATATTTTCCATGATTTTTTCCTCTTTCTAAAGCAACATACAATGTTCCTCTGACAACCTTTGTAAACGGACGTATTTCGGAATCAAAGACTTCGATCGTCATATATAATTCTGAGAATAGAATATAATCGTGTCCGTCGTAATACAGTTCCATCCTTCAGCCCCGGCATTGTACTGAACTAAATATATCCATGAGTCGCCAGTCGGCACTGGCTGATGTTTGTGGCCGTTCCACTCTCCAACTTCGTATCCATAGAATATCTCTTTCAGAAGCTCAAGCTCATAATCAAAATTGTAGAATATAATCGCTTTCGGATGCTTCTCCACAATTTCCAGTAAAGCTATTTGTCTGGATTGATCGGTGTTTACGATTTTTCTCCATACATAGCACAGACCGGCAGCATTGATAATTGGTTCTTTTTTAAACGGGTCCCATCTGGTTTTTCCGACATCTTTATACCTTTCGATATTGTACTTGACATAAATATCCTCATGATGCGAAACTGTTTGGCGTTTAAAATCCATGTTCACCAAAATTTTATTTCGCAATCGGATCAATCTTCCAGTATTCAAATATCGGTCAACTTTTGGAAATTTGCTAAAACGACTATAGACAATATGCTCTCTCGTGAATTCGCTTCGGTTTTTATAGAATCCGTTAGCAATAAACACAGGGATATAATCCTGCCATGTATCACCAGGTGTCGCGGATAATAAAATCCATTCGTTTACCTTTGCGATTTTTAAAAAGGCTTTCACCCATGTTCCGGACCCTATAACCCTTTGCTCATCAAATATAAAGAAAGCATCCTTTACTTCTGCATACTTTTTGATGTTATTCCAGGAATCGATTACAACCTTATTGGTGTATAGGTTTTCTTTCTTATCCGTTGATAATAGAAATGGCGAGAGTTCCTCTTCCCATTCAAAGGTATCTCGTTTCCTAGCAGTTGTGATTATGTACAAATCCTTAATATTCACATCGTCCATAGGAACATATTCATTTGTTCCGAGCTCACCACCATTTCGAATATAATAGTAGGCTAGAGATGTTCTTGATTTCCCACTACCAACACCACCACAAAGTATGCATCCATTTCGCATTCGTCGTACAGCCTCTTCCTGATAGTCCCGTAATTCTACCCCGGCCATCACACACCTTTGGCGACGAATCCATCTTCAATCTCGAACTCACATCCTTCTCCTTCGAGATCAGCTTTAGGACCATATAATAGTATCCATGTGGCGATCGTTTCGTCATCACAATTTTGGGAATGGTAAAATTCAAAAATACAATCCAATACCTTTTTGGTAATAGATATCTTCCGGCAATCGTATTGAATCTTTTCGATATTAGAAATTCCCATGATTTTAGCAGCGTTATCATACAACTCGGTTATTCCGCATACACACTGCTCTTTCGGAATAGAATATCTTTTTTTCATTCGTCATCACCCTTTCCAAATATTTTGTTCATTTGATTTATCATTCGTCTCGTACTCCATACATCTGAGAAATACATAGGCGTGTACCAATAATTTTCAGATGAATCATCCGTAGACATTGGGTCAGTTATCGAATTGCCTATTTTTATAAATCCTGCCAATCCAAGAATCCATATTGGTTTCGTAAGCCTCACAAGACTCGTCAAAGAAACGTGCGTAGCCATTTACATCAGTTGCTGCGACATTAACAGTAGACTTCACTTTTTTCTCTTTACCACTGTCCGGATCAGTTACGGTTTCCTCGAATTTCTTTGCTTTGATGTTGTAACGAATCTCTTTATCAACCTCCGCACCAAAGCGCTCAACGACTCGATTTCTGTATTCCTTGAAAGTTTTATCCACAGTCGCATATGCCGCTGCCAACGCTACATTTCTCTTCTTGAGAATATCGTGAGACGCAACAATACTTGCGATAGATAAGGTTCCAAGAGCAACAGCAGGAGCATAGAGCTTAGCGACTTTTACACCAGCCTGTACATAAACGATAGCCAGATCTTTCTTTGCGTCGTCCTTAGAATACTCAGCTGCCAGTTCCTCATTTTCAGCACATTTATGGATAGCATCAACATCTTTCTTGGACTTCTCCAATACGCTGTCCAACTTAGTTGTTGCATGGCAAGCCATAACAGCACTTGCAACAGTGCCAACAACACCGGCCACTACCAGAATCTCTGGGCTATGCTTCTTAAGCTTCACACTTACTTTGCTGAAGGTCGTGGAAACGTTCTTCATGATTTCTTCTTTCTTCATATCAGTTATTCTCCTCTTTGATTTTTTCTAAATGATCGATCAAGTGCTGTGTGTACCACATGATCTTTTTCAAATCCTGAATGCCGTTTTTATTTTTCCAGCGGCACGCATACTTGATAATGTTACCAGTATCGGTTGCTTCGATACCTTTTAAATCGAAAGTGAATGCCTCAATAACATCGATTACTTCCAAACCTGTTTCTGACTGATAATGGCTCGGATGAGACACCATTTTATCATCTGATTCGTACATAATATCCTCCTAATTTAATGGTAAAGCTTTCGGAAGTTTGATCATATATCCGTCTCTCACACGGACTACAGATGCGTTCCGAACGTTTGTCCATCCATATTTATTGTCTGTATAATTTCCAGAAACGCCGACTAAATCATAAAAGTCAGCAACGCTAACCAGCTGATACATGTCAATCAGCTCTTCCATTCTTTCAAGAACGTCTTCCGCTTCCCCACGTGTTTCCAGAATAATATCGTCATAATCGTACCCAGTTCTTGTTCTGGTCGGTGCCGAATCTCTGCGATCCCGATCATCGTAATACTTACGGTACGAAATTTTGGATGATGTAGAAGATCGTCCTCTCGAAGTTCCATTTACACCAAGGAATGCTCGTACAGCGTCCAAGATAATATCCTTAACCGCCGGCACTACAATGTCCTCGAAAATATAGCTTTTTACATCATCAACATCTTCGGGAACAAACACATTTGTAATCTTCTGAAGACCGTTCTTTTTCTTTGATTTCACAGAACCACTGACAACTTTTTCCACTTTCTTTTCCGGAATATCATCGTTCTGATTCTGGCGTGATTTGTGGGAATTGGATTTGTATTCATCCATCTCTAATTCTCCTTTCAATTAACCGTTACCACTTTTCCAGGGAGGGTAATCCTCGTACTTGGAATACGGTTTGTTTTCTTCTTAAATTGATATGCCAAATTACTTCTGGCTTTCTGTTCGGATGCAGCGTATGTAGAACCCTGCCATCTATTTGCAACGCAGATATTAAATTCCATAACTGGACCATCGTACATGTACCGATTCATAGGACACCTCCCTTAAAAAGCAAAAGGGAAAGCACCCTGTTATAGGTACTCTCCCTCTGTCTGAATCATCGATTCAATTCTTATAAAGAATCATCCTCGGTTTCCTCATCGACTTCTCTGAACTCTCCGTCGATTGCATCGTCCTGCTGCTGATTTACAACCGTTTTACGATTCTCACGCCAGTTTTTGAATTTTGCTGCTGCCGGAACGACTACAAATTTGTAGGTTAATGCGCCTGCAATCATAGCCAATCCGATAGTAGTTGCCTTCTTCATACCGCCGTTAGAAGTCGCTTTTACGATTTCCTCTGTAGCTGTTTCAATAACCTCTTCGTTGTTGTTCATAATTTCGTTGTTGTTCTCCATAATATGTTCTCCTTTCAGATTTGAAATATGTGGTTCTTCCATAATAGTGTTTGTAAATTTTGCGAACCGTTACATTAAATTACGGAAATCGTATCTGGGTCCATATCCATAATCGATTACAAGACAAGGCGTGTCGTCTGAAGCCAGCTGAGAACTAAATCTCAGATCAATATAGCCATTGTCAATATTCCATCCAAGATCATCGCCAAGCTTAATCGGCTCCAGTCCAATCGCATAATAAAAATCATTAAGGGAAATATACATCTCATCCCTCATCTGCCGATTTAATTCATTCTCGGCTTTCTTCAGCTTATCAATATCAGATTTGAAATATCGACCTGACACAGCATCGAAACATAAAGTGTCACCTTTTGCAGCTATGATTACTTCTTTATTCTCAACGGGTTCTCTTTTCAGACGTTCTTTAGCAACCTCATCTCTAATCGTCTGTTCCTTCTTCTCACCAATGGTTTCAACTACCTTTTTCTGATAATCTCTCAATGTTGATTCAGAAAGTGTATATGCTGCTGTCAGTGCTGCGTTTCTTCGAGCATTTACGGAACTTGCCCCAATGAGGCAAGCAACTGACACTGTTCCTGTTACAGCCGCAGGAATATAACATTTCCAAGTCGCTTTAACAGCATCAATCGGCTCCAGCTTATCTGTGTTCTGACGATGTTTTTCGTCCTCTAACAGTCTGATTGCCTTAGGAGTCGCTCGCACGGCCATCACTGTAGTTGTTACCATTCCGGCAATTCCAACACCAGTGAGGATTTCGGGACTATGCTTGATCGTAGATGCTTTTACGGTTCTACAAATCTTAGTCAAATTCGGTTTCTGCATTTTAGTTTATCCTCCATAAAATATAAAACGGGGCACAAGGCCCCGCGATTTATCTAACTAACCAGAATTCCGGACGAACTCCATAAGAGATCGAAGCGGCGTTGGAGCCCGTACCGCCATTGAGGTTCACAAGGGCAAAGTAAGCCGAAGAAAATTCCTTTTTCATAGCATTACGAAGCCAGCCGCTTGAACACTCATTGTTATAATACGCAACACGATTTCTTCTCTGTTTCATGAGCGGTAACTGCTCATCGCTATCGGGCTCGATATGTTCTTTATCCCAGTTGTCTCCCCATCCGCAGATTTCACCAAGCGTAGGAATAGTCAGCCCAGTCATGTGTTTTCTTAACGCTTTCGGAAACATTTTAAACAGATCATTTTTAATCCATTTTTTAAGATCAGATTTCTCATATCCTCCTTCATTGCTTCCGTTTTCGTTCATCGGGCGTTTTACGATATAATCATCGAATAGGAATAATACCTTATCGTCTTTTACCATCTGAACAGTTGCCGTAAAGGTTCCAAGATCGCCTAAAGGAATCTCAATTTGATCACCGATAGCAATGTCGTCCGGAAGAATTGAATAGACTTTCCCAAAGATGGCTTCAATCGTCGGAAATAATGCATTTACATCAACGTGATAAAGTTCTTCTGTCACCTTCTTTGTATCAGCGTCGCTGATAATAGCAACGTATTTTCTATACATTCTCTCCACAGTTGGAATGTCAACACCTTTTCCGGTTAAGCTGATAATTTCCTCTCCTAAAGTCATTTCTCTTGTACACATATTGTTGTTCTCCTTTCAAATATATAAATTTAATTTGGTACCTATGAAATCAGCAGGTCTATAATCCATTCAAGCATGTCTTTCGCACAAGAAAAGGTATAGCTTGTTTTAGGATTTAAGCATGAATATGAATCGCATTCATCTCTGAATGATTCGATCACCATCAATGGTGGTATTTGCGGATATTTATTGAGTCGCATCAACAATTCTCGTCCGGCCCATCTCATATAACTTGCCTGCTTAAAGTTATAACCACGCTGCTTTATCGGCATTGTCGCGATGGCATATTTGATCGTATAAATAGCTATTTCAGTCGGTGCTCCCATCCGTTTCCTCCAAAAGAAAAAGTGAAAGAGCCTTGTTAGGACTCCTCCGCTTCATCTTTGTCTCTCTGGGTCAGTGCTTCATTGACCTTTTCTTCAATCTTTTCATCCATTTTCTGTTCATTAACCCAATCAGTAATAAGGTTTACACCAACACCGATCACGGTCGCTGCTACTCCAATAGCTTTAATCCATTTGCTTTTATTGTTCATGATGACACTCTCCTTTCATAATACGGCTTGTAATTTTTGCGAATAATCAAACTTACTCGGCATCCCATCCGACATCTGGAACCCAATCCATGTCTATAACCAGCACTTCAAGTCCGTCATCCAACGTTACTTTTGAATGATTAAAATCGATCCAATATAACCCGTCATCAATACTCCATCCAACAGAATTTCCACTCTCCAATGGTGCAAGACCAAGAAGTTCGTAGAAATGATTCACAGGCAAATAACCACTTATAACAAAATCACGGTTCAAATGATATTCTGCCTGAATAACCCTATTGATGGAGCTTTCAAAATATCGGTTCGAAAACACATCATAAAATAATCGTTCATCGTTCGGATCATGCTCATCAAAATCGAGTGAACTATTTCTTAATAATCCTGTCGATGCGATGTAAACATCCTTAGCCTTTTCTGCTGCAATAGCATCAATAATTTTCTGATGAGCCTCTTCACCGTACAATTCCTTTAATTTATCCTTATAATTATTATAGGAATCATTCAGTAATGCATAAGCACTGGTGAGTGCTGCCTGTTGATGTTTGCTCAGCACATTCGCTCCAAATATGCAAAATATAGTTGCGGTTCCGCTGATTGCTGCTGGAATATAGCAGACCCATGCTGATCTAACCGCTTCGAGTTTGCTATAAGCCTCCGGATCACCATCGTGATTCACTTTGCTGTCGGCTCTAATTTTACGAAGAGCTTTCGGCGTTGCACGTACAGCCAATACTGATGTTGCAATAACACCAGCTGCACCAAATCCAGACAATATTGTCGGTGATGCTTTTCTCAGATAGATTTTTGACCTCTGAGCGAATCTTTGAAGATTTGGTTTCTTCATCATGTTCTCCTTTCATTTTTATTTCATAGCATGTAATAAATCTAGGACATCTGTGGATATGTCCGCTGCTACTGAAAACATAAAATTGTTATCCGGATTGATTTTTGAAAACCGATCCATCATTCGCCGGAAATCACCAACAAATATGATGAAATCCTCAACCGTTCCAGATTTTTTTGGATAAAGTCTACCGACGATGTATCTTTCCAACTCATCAATAGCCCATACCGAATAGCTCGATTTTTCAAGCTCTTTCTTCCATTTCCAACCGAATGGAAACCACGCATCCATCTGATACGTATCGCATAATAATAAGTCAAGTTGTTCGATAGACATCCGTCCGCTCCTTTCTGCAAAAATAAGAGAGAAACAGGATGGACTCGAACCATCGACTTCGGGACTTTAATCGTCTCGCGCTCTACCAACTGAGCTACTGTCTCTCTCATAATATGCCTTGTAAATTTTGCGAAGCAAAAGGAAAGAGGCGTTGTATTCGCCCCTCTCGGTTAATTTAAACCAATACTCTTTAAGATGCTCATCAGCTCGTCCTTATTGAGTTCTGCATCTACATCCAGATGAAGATGAGTCTTTCCATCGCTTACAGTGGTAACAGCCTCGTTCAACTGAATATCAATGTTGTATCCAGTTTTCTTGCGTATTATCATCTTTATTGCTTTAGAAATAATTCCCCTCGTGAATTTCGATACTATTCTCATTTCGTCCATGCTCCTTTTACTCCTTTCAAAGCTTCTGTTTTTCATAAAAGGAACTGTTATTTTGGCGAAAAAGAAGAGACGTTGTTAGCATCTCCGTCTCTTTTGGATATGTAACTCGTAAATCCCTAAAGTCAACACAATAGTTGATACCATTATACCTAAGATGGCAACGATCATACCGACTGCGCTCAAAAATATCCACGCCATCAAAGCTCCGATAATACTAATCAGTAAAATCGAACTTGCTGTAGCGAAATACTTAAGAACACCAATCGCATAATCAGTTACTTTTCCGATAGATACATAAGTTTCAATCATTTTTCGTTCTCCTTTATGTGAAATTATTTAGTTCCTTTTCCATAAAAGTCTTTGTAAAAAGTGCGTTCAAATTTCACGTCTATCGAAACATGTTTCCCATCGTTGACGCTGTATTGGCTTCATTTTTAATGCCCACATTATTTGTCTTATAGTGACCGTCGGATATAGTCCGTCCGTACACTCCCCGGAGCGGCTATCAAAATATTCCTTGAATTTTGGATGTAAATATAAAGAGTCAGTCAGCCACGAATCAACCTCGGTCCAATATGTACTTTTTGTATCTGCACTAAATCGCTGTTGAATCACTGCGAGCCCTTTATTCCCTATCGTAAATAGAGTGCAACGATCATACACAGGATGATTGCAAATATAAAGTTCACCGTACATCGACAAATAGATGTCTGGCTTTTGATAATGGTACCGCATTTCTATCTCCTCATAGCAAAAAGAAAAGAGCCTTAGATTTCTCTAAGACCCCTCTCGTTTTAGCTAATATTCAAACTTATTCGTCTTCATCGGCAACGCCTAAGACATCTTCTCTGGTTGGGTATACGTTTTCGTATTTTTCATCCCCTTCACAGCCATACTCATCTAAATCAATGCTGTGACCACAGTGTGGACACACCAAGGTATCCTCCCACTCGTCTTCAAACTCCATTACACTCCCACACTCAGAGCAAATATATCTTCCGCTCGTCATTGCCTTAATCTGTTTTTCGTTAAAAATACTCATGCTAAAATCTCCTTTCAAATTGTACGATCGTCACACTCGTATATTAAGTATAACGACCATAGTTAATCTGTTCAAGAGATAAAGCTTTATTCTCTCATAAAGAGCCATGTATTTTTCACGCAAAAATGAAAAGGAGATGCAACTAAATCACATCTCCCAAAGCTCCATTACCATTCTACGATAACAATTCGATTCTCTTTGCAGAAGAATACGTCAATTACTATATCAGCTTTTAAATCTGATTGATCGATATGATACTCGAACCTTGTTTTTCTGTCGTTTCCATTCTTTACAATTTGACTTTGAATCGATGGTTCTCCACCGTCATCACAGTTATTATCCATAATGGTTACGATTCGTTTTTGCAAGTAATCACTCTCTTCAAACATGACTGTAAACTGCCATAAATAATCTTCCTCCTTTCCACATGGTACACTTGCCGTTATCATGTCTGTTGTCTTAGGAACTTCGATATAGATTTTACTCATATTTAAAACTCTCCTTTCCATAATAGAGATTGTAAAATACACGTAGAAAAACGAAGAGGACATGCATCACACACGTCCCCAACGTTTCAGAATTTCCTCTCTATTTCTTTGTAGGTCTAAAACGGTTGATTAACCCTTTGAATGTTGAAGATGTGAAGGTTCCAGTTTCTTCAAACTTAAATCCTTTATTCATCCAGATACCATAGCACATCAACGGAATCAATAATTCTGCCGCTGCGATACCAACTCTGAAATATCGATCCTTAACCTGCTCTGCGATCTGCCGCTCTTTGAAGTCACCATCTTTTGTAACGGACTCGCCGTCCATAATACGCCGATTGTATTTCTCGTCAGCATCCCACACGCTCTTGTTCTCTTCAATTCTCAGCTTGTAAAGCTTCGTCAGATCATCAATCGCTGTTGATTTCTCTTTGGTTCCGGACTGCAAATCAGATAAAGCCTCAATCTGTGCTGCAATCTCCTCATTTAATAATTCTTCGATGTTTTTTTCTTCCATTTCGTTCTCCTTTCAAATAATTATTAGGTTCATTCCATAATAGAGAGTGTTATTTGTGCGAAATATAGTTTTTCAGCTCTACTCGCAGCCGCACGTAACGCTGTTTGTAAATCGCATCCGCACCAGAACGATCCAACTCGAGAAATAAATAAGGTCCGCTATCTGGATCTGATTCATCGACCCTAAGCGAACCAACTGGCTTTTCTCTGAATATAAATCGCGATAATAGCACTCCTGCCATTATTCCAATCAATAATCCAACTATTAAGCTCACTGCTGTTCCTCCTTCCAAAAATGATTTTCTGAAAATTACCATCCGGCAATTTTTCAAATATCAAAATAGCATGTTTTACAGTAACCTACGTACGGTATCTAACCTAGGATAAAAAAGAAAGAGCCATTGCTGGCTCAATCTCCTTGTCGATAAGATCGATAACTAACTCTCCGATTTTTTTGATCATTTTTAAGTTCATTTGTCACTGTAAACATCCCCACTATAAAAAGCAATACACCACTTTCAAAAGCGATCAATACCGATAACAAATAAATAATCACGTTCTTTAATTTTGACATAGTCGTCAACCTCCTTTCATAAAGGGAGTTGTAATTTATGCGAATCGCCACTTATTTCCTTTCTCGATTCAGCAGCCAAAAGAATCGTCTGTATAATTCGTAATAAGTATCTTTGCAACACGGTATCCCTAATCTAACTTTCAAAATATCATAGGACCAGCCCTCGGTGACAGCTTTTAAAATATATGGGGCTAATTGTTGATCTGTCTGCTCAGCCACCCTTTCAATCATATCGGTTCGCTCTGAATAATACGCACGTGCTATTCCGACTTTCGCTGTCGGATCGCCAAGCGTGCTGGTTACTATGAACATCGCCCAATCTGCTGGTTTGCTGCTTAAACCGTTCAGTGAGGTGTAAGCTTTTCTCCAAATTTGGTATTGAAGACAAAAATGTTTCAGTTCATAGTAACGGTGTTTCTCAATCCAATAAGGATTTTTTTCGGATAATTCCGGTCTGATTGTAGTTGCCATAATGTATTTCCTCCTTGTAAACTCTATTCTAGGTTAGAAATATACAATAGTAAAAACAACCTCAGTGGATATATACAAAAAAAGAGCCGGTGTCAGCGACTCTTTCTCATATTTTTAAATCTAATTCTCTGTAGTTGAATACGCATGTCAGATATTTCTTTTCTGATAGTTTCGACTTTCTGGTATTCATATCCTTTACATCTGAACATCATGTCCTCGAAATAAAGTATTTTACTTTCCAGTCTTTGTTCTTCACTACTCATACTGCACCTCCATAAAATATGTATTCATT